TTACCACCAAGATATTCCAATAGGAACAGTAATTTCAGGCACAGAAGAGGGAAACGGTTTTTATACGAAAATGGTGCCAAAATTATTTATTCATAATGAGTACAATACAGCAATTATAGAGAATGTGTTAAAAAGACAACGAACTGTTTTAAAACAAATTAAAAAGGAAATGGAAACATTTAAGCGATGCACAATAGATCCAAGAGCGTTTGTAATTTTAGATGACTGTTTATATGACGCTACTTGGACTAGAGATAAACTAATGCGTCTTTTATTTATGAACGGGAGACATTGGAAGATAATGTTAGTGATAACAATGCAATATCCATTAGGTATTCCTCCAACACTAAGAACAAATATAGACTTTGTTTTTATTCTAAGAGAGAATTATATTGCGAATAGAAAAAGAATTTATGAAAATTATGCTGGAATGTTTCCAACATTTGAATCATTTTGTCAAGTAATGGATCAATGCACTGAAAACTATGAATGCTTGGTAATAAATAATAACTCAAAATCTAATAAACTACAAGACCAGGTTTTTTGGTATAAAGCAGAAAGCCATAATGACTTCAAATTAGGATCAAAAGAGTTCTGGGAATTATCTAAAGGAATTACAGATGATGATGAAGAAGAAAAATATGACCCAAATTCAATTAAAAAACGCGGTGGAGGACAAAAAATTAGCGTAAAAAAAACAAAATGGTAAACAAATATATAATATATTAATTATTAATTTAGTATATTATATTTAATCCTTTTTTACAACAAAAGGTCCGCTAATAAGTTCGCTTTGTCCGTGATCCGTATTTCCAACAACAATGTTCTCTCCTTCAAAGAGTTCAGAACGGATATCAGCAACAGAAATTGTTTCATTATCCTTTGAACTAAAGTCTTGGGATGTGGAATTAGTAACACCAATCAAATTACCTTCATCATCAATTGATTGTGTTAATGTGTTACCAGACTTCTCAGCGTTCTTGATATTTTCTTCAATTGCTTTTTGTTTTGTTTCCTTAACACGCTGATCGAAAGCGGTCTTAGCATTAGACTCATTTTTGGTCTTTTCGTGCATCAATTGATTTAGTTCTTCTTCCATATACTCTACTCGACCAGTCTTATAAGCCTCAGGCTCCCAAGGCATCCATAGTCCAACAGGTCCAACATAGACATCATGATTAGGGTCAAGCTCTCTCAACATTTTACATCTCAATTCAGCTTCCTCCAAAGTAGGATATACACCTCTGATCTTTAATCCTCTTGTAGAGGTTTGAAATTGATTATTAATACCAAATTTTTTCTCAAGATCTTCCTCATTATTATCAAGATAAGTTTTATATTCGTCCCTCATGCTTGTTTTTGTTAATGTCTCTTTTTCCTCTTTCACAAACTCTTTAAAATCATTTGACAAATCATCAAAAGACATATTGTATTTAAATGAAACAAAATTTAAAAATTGAACGAACTTTTCCATAGATTTATTCAAATCCCACTTCTTTAGGAATTCCTCAAAAAAGAAAATTTCTTTTTGTTTTAAAACGTTTTCAGGGGAAACGAAAGAAACGCAAGCAAATTTTTGTCCGGCAATTGGCTTATCTTCCTCTAGCAAGTCTACATATTTAGAATTTTGTTTTCCATTATTCATTTTTCTCTCAAACCCAGTTTTTTTAGAACCCTTTTCTTTAGAATGACTCATTTAAATTAATTAAAGCAAATTATTTAAGTTTTTTATCGCAAATATATATATTTTTTTCTTTTTATTTATTATAATGGAAGGTTTAATTAATGTTGGAGAACTTGTTAAAAGAATAATTAAGTATCTTGTTGAAGGTTTAATGGTCGCAATTGCTGCCTATGCTATTCCTAAACGTTCTTTGAATATTGAGGAGATTATTTTGATTGCTTTAACTGCTGCTGCTACTTTTAGCATTTTGGATACTTATATCCCATCTATGGGTGCCACTGCTAGATCCGGAGCTGGTTTCGGTATTGGTGCTAACCTCGTAAGATTCCCTGGTGGATTTTAAAATATTATATGGACTTAAATTTTATTAATTTTTATAAAATCAAATATTATTTTATAAAATAGATTTATATAATTTAATATTATATACTGATGCCAAAAATTTTAAAAAGTAAAAATTTTAAAAAAAATAACTACAGAAAAACAAAGAAAAATTCTAGAAAAAGAAAGAGAGGAGGTGTAAAAACTAAAGAACAAATTCAGCAAGAAATGATGAAAGGTGCTACACCTATAATAGATCCAATTGAATTGAGAAGATTAGCTGAAGCTGATAGAATTGCGGAAGAAAGAGAGAGAAATGATAATAAAATAAGAAGAATTAATTCTGATTTAGAAAGACAAAGAATTAACACGATAACAAGTTTCCCATCAACACCCATGAGTCCAGAAGATGCTAGAAGACAACAAGAACAAGACTTATTAGATAATGAGCGCGTTAATAGTAAAGAAGCAAAATCAAGAAAATTAACTCTTGCTGATTTAGGTGGTTCAAAAAGAAGACATAGAAAAGGTAGAAAAAGCAAAAAACAAAAAACAACTAGAGGTGGTAATAGAATTGGAGGAAATAATATAGGTGCTAATTGTAGTGATCCTAATTTTTCAATTTATAATACAAATTTATTGAAATTATTCCCATATAAAGGAGGTGAATTACAATTAGCCGATCCATACAAAAATTCAGAAGGACCACAATATTAAATACTTTTATACATTATTTTATATATTGTATAAAACAAAAAAGAAAATTAAAGTTTAGTTAGATGATGTGTTTCAGAATCAGTTATTGGTTTTTTATAAGATTTATATTTATTTACAACATAATATATTGTACCAATTACTATACATCCAGCAATTGACGCAGCTACAATACCACCAATAGTGGTGCTACTCAAATAATTATTTGATGATGATGACGTTTCGGTTGTAGAAGTAAGTGGAGTAGTATATACACCAATATTAGGGTCCCAATAAATATTATTGGATCCTTTTGAACTAAAACAAAACCAAATTCCAGAGGTTTGTTCTCCTTCATATTCATCGACTGTTTGTATTATTGAATTTAATTCCGTAGTGTTTAACATTCTGGTTGATACTGTTCCAACATTTATATCATCATAAACAATTGTGGTATTCCATATTAAAGCAGAATATCCGAGAGAAGGTGACGTTGTTTTTTGAGAAACATAACCTTCTTCATCTGATGATTCAGTTTCAGTTTCAGTTCTGTATTCAATTAATAAAGCCAATTGATTTTCATTATTTTGATAAATCCAATCTTGAATAATAATATCAAACTTCATACTATTTGGATCATAATATTCTGTAAAATTGCTAGTTAAATGTGATATCATAGTTAAAAAACCACTTTGAGTTTCACTAATAGTAAAATCATATACACCATAACTATCTGGACCTACATATGTAATAGGGTTGTATTGGTTTTCACCAACAAAATACAATGCGCCAACTTTTTCATAATTTTGCATAATTCCATCAAGGTTTTCATCAAACCATTCTTGAATTCCATGTATTAAAACTCTTGATTTAGTTTCAGTTTCAAATCCTGATGAATTTTTTGATTCGTATTTAAGTTTTGTTTCAATAGGATTCGTCCCTTTACTTTCAATTTCATATTCAATTTCATAATTTTCACTATTGGATTCAACTTTAACTTCGTCTTCTTCAACTTCAAAAGTGCTAAATTCAAAATGTTCATCTCCAAAGTCTTTATCTTCTTTGTCTTCTTTCTCTTCATTATCTATATCAAGAAGATCTAGTATAAGTTCATAATGAATACTATACGCAAAATACGATAAAAGAGAGAAAAATGTAAAATAATTCATTTTATTATAAAATAACATAATATTTTTATATTATTTATAAAAATATATTTAAATAGTAGAAATAAATTCCCAATCTAGTTCTTCACAAATTTTTTTCCATATTTGATCTTGTTCGACTCTTTTCTCTCTATCTTTCAACATAGGAAAGTCTTGTAGATACTGAGTTTCTCCTAATAACTCACAAAGTTTGTATGCGGTATAGTAATAGTTTAAAAAATTAACTCTATCATCAGGGCAATACTTAGAATAAGGTGATTGTAATTCAATAAAAAGATTACAAAGAATTTCTTCTAATTCAGGTGACATAACAGGTGGTTTAATTCCTAATTTATCTTTAATAAATGGTATATGTTCGTAATATTTATTAAATCCTAATTTTTTAAGAATTTCTTTGGTTTTTTGATTAGTTATTTGTTCTAGTTCAATTCTCTCTTTTTTGATTTGTAATTTAATATTTTCAAT